ATATAATTGCATCTGCCAATTAGATACACAAACAATCTTATTAAATCTCTGACGGCTACTAGCTTCTTTTAGGTGTTGTGATTCTGGGTCATTTGGAAGATCATGGAGCCAAAGAATCTTACGCTTATCAGAGCTAACGTCTCTGACTCTAGATAAAATAATTTGAAATTTTTCTAAAAGATCTGCTGGAAGATCTCTATAGAGACGTTCTTGCATAAGCTCAGAACCGCCTCTGGCGTTCTTATTCAGTTCATTCTTTTCCATAACAAATAACTCACAAATTAATAATTAATCTTTTTTTTCTTCACGCACTATAAAACTAGGAAGTTTCAATGAAACTTTTTCATCCTGTACACCAATTAGAAGATGTGCTGCTAGTGATAAAATACTCCATGAGCAAAAACCACAAGCCACTGATATTGCTACTATATTATCGGTTGTAGAATATAAATTCAACCATTCTATAATAATAGGAGCAAAAACAATAGCAGTTATAACACTCAAACCAGATCTAACAGATGCATCCCAAACATTATTAGGTCTAAAAAACGCCATAAATGACACTCCGCCTACCAGACCAGCTAAACCAGTAATCATTTTCGTCATAAGCGACGATGTTAAGGGATCAGACATATAAACCTCAGTCAAAAAACGCTACTGACTTTATTTATAAATCTCTAGTATTGAATCTAAACGGAACGATCTCCAGCTGTCGTTTTCTATATCCCAGACTGAAACTGAATTATCATTTACAGTTTTCTCTTTATCAGTCTTTTTTTCATAAGGCTTAATATAAGCCTCATTTAAAGTACATCGCATAGTACGCTCAGAGCCATCTTTTTTAGTAAATTTGACGCTAATTATACCACCATGTAGCATATTCATAAGGTTTGATTTAGATATGGTCTGCATGTCCACCGGAAATCTCCTCTAGATATTCTCTCAATTCATCATAACCACCGATATGCTTACCGTTAACTTGAACAATAGGCACTGTGCGAACACCTGGGAAAGTTTCTATAACAAAATCTATCCCCACATCTTCACCTACATTAAAATAGTTGTATGGAATATTTTTACTATCTAAAAGATTTTTAGCAGCTGCACAATATGTACAGTCGTGTTTACCGTAGACATTAATCATTTGAAGTCATCCTAATACCCATATCCTTATCTGGTCTCTTCCATGGACCGAAAGCAGCAGAATGAGTACCTTCTACGCGAATAAAACGCTTGTTAGTTTCATTTTTATTTGGATTAGGAATAGTTACCATAACTTTCTTACCAACAGCCCATGCATTAAGCTTGTTAAGAATCTTATCTAACTCTGAACGATCAGCACGCATAGCCCTTACAGTATCTTTAGAAATACTGTCTCTTTGACCTTTAGAAGAATATTTGGCTCTTGATGTTTTCTTACCCATAATTTATTCCTTTATCACTATTCTGCTACTTCAATAATTTTCTTTTGTGTAATTGTAGTACAACTTATACATTTAAAATAGAGTGTGCTGTGTTCTGGCTGTAGCCCATTAGGAACAAAATCAATAAGAATTAATGATCTATCACCTGAACCACAACTTGGACAATTACCTATTACTACAGGAACATTGCTACCTAGCTCACTGCACACTCTAAGTTCGTTATTAGGAAGCATTTGCTTTCTTTGCTCTTGACTTCTTAGGTGCGCTTACATCTGCAGTCTTCTTTGAAGTTTTAGTAGCTTTAGGTGCTTTAACAACCTTAGGAGCTTCAACTGCTGGTGCAGCTTCTTCTACCTCCGGCTTAGCTTCAACTACTGGAGGTATAATTCTGTTTGGGTTTACTTCGTGTGTTGCCCACTCTTCTTCTGAAAGTTTATGAAGACCTAAACATGAACCTGTTGGACTACGACCACAACCACATTGAGAACTTTTCTTAAGCATTTCAACATCCTTTTTCACTGTTTCATTAATTTCTTGTGCTTCTGCTTTAGTACCAAAACCAAACAGACTTGCAAACCATTTAGATACACTCATTTTTTTTCTCCTGTTCATATCCATATTTACAAATAAAATAACTATCAATTATATCAGATGATGGATTCCATTGTTTATCGGTCATCACCAGTTTCTTTTTAATGTAATAATTTGTTTCCTGTTCAAAGCAATCTTGTAAAACTTGTTTATTAGAATTACCTTTACCGGTAGCAAATTTCTTAATAACCGTTGGAGCTATTATATTATATGTATGTTTTTGTTTCCATAGATAATGTTTTAATAATCCAGCATTTTCAGCGATATTAAAAACCATACCTGTAGAACCCATTGAATAACCTTCTAAGTATATAATATCACCTTCTTTTAATTTATTCAACACCCAATTGGTAATATTAAAAAATCTTTCTTCATTAGTAAAATACGGGGCGTGTAGGTCCCCCTGTATATTATCAATATCTATATCATATTTCTTAATGTCAGTAAGATAGTAAAACTTACATGCTGAAAACTTAAATTTATCAGATTCACTAATACATATACAGGGGGATGATAGACTGTAATCTATCCCTACAATTCTCATATTATTCTTCTGAATCTTCTATTTCCCAATCATCATTGGTTTCATAGTCGTCATCTTCTTCGTGCTCTTCATCTTCATCATCATCTTCAGATACGATATCATCTTGATATAGAGACCAGGCATTATCAAAAGCATCATCAATACCATGAACAACTGTCTCTATATACCCTTCATCTACATCATCAGAAGCTTCTAAAATTGTCTTGTAAATATCAGTTCTTGTTTCTTCGTCTTTTACTAGTTCCATAAGAGAGTCAATTATCTGTTCCCAATCCATTTTTTGTTCTCCTTTTAGATTTAATTTCTTTCATAATCTGTTTACGTTTGTCACTAGGATATGACGACCAATCTTGAATTTGCTGAGTACTGCGTCCACACTTAACGCAATACTCAGTTGTTACGTCCAACTCACAATTAGTTGTGCAGGGTGACTCAGAAGAGCTCACATCCACCTCCAACACATGCTGCTGACCCTATTGTATCTACGTCTATATATTTGATCTCTTTCAACTCATCTTCCCATTTAATATCTTGGATAGTTTGTTGAATTTTTTCCCATTTATGGAGTAGATAAACATCTTTAAAGCAATATTCTGTCTTCTTAACATCTCCGTTAAAATAGTTTGTAGCAAACTTCTTGAAACGGCGAACCCAATCTCTCTTGAGAGTATTCTGATGATTATCTGCAGAAAGATCTTCACCAAAACCATTAGCAGTCATACAGGCCATCCAGAGATTATCAAATGCTTTGAGTGCTTCAACTATAATACCAGAAGCCATAATTGCACCTGCACCATACTTCTCAGTAAGTTGTGCTGCATTTAATACCTCAGTGTTTGGTGCCTGATAATAATCCTTATCACCTGTCATAGGAAGAAATGAAATACCTGCAAAGTAATCTTTGTTTACAAATACGTACTCTTCAATCTCACCCCAATTATCAACAATAACTGTATTAGATACATTATGACGAATACCGGGATGTGAACATAGATCAACGTTAGTGCCTGCATTGACCCAAAACTCTTGCGCTTTCTTAATTAGATCTAGATGCTTAATACCAATTAAATCATCCTTATAGATGGAACCTTGCTTAGATACAACTGGGAAAGAAATAACATAATCTGTCTTACCAGATGACCAAGCTGATTCTTCTACCATATTAGGATTAAACTTTTTAATTAATTTAGCTACTTCTGTCTCTTTATTCAACTGTACATTACGAATATACATTGGTGAATGTTCTGCGTGAATACCGGAAGCTGTCATTAGAAGGACTGATGCATTACCTGATGGCTTAACGCAAGTAGTGCGAGCAGCTGGATTAATCCCAAGAAGAGTAGCAACTTCTTTATTAGTTTCTCTGACAATTTCAGCTCCTTTTTGTAGGATCTTTTCATTAAACAATGTTGCTGGATTATTCATCCAACCAGTTATTGAAACACCTAGTAGAGCTTCACGATCAAAAATCTTTTTAGATGTAGGTGAAAGGAATCTAAAATCTGTATAGCCGGCTTGTAAGGTTCCTAAAATAGCACCTGCACGACATGCTTTATAAAATGTTTCTTCGCTATCGCATAATCCGCCGTTGATCTCAGTTAGATTACATCCTTGCCATCCAGACTCACCGTCGATTTGAGGCCACATACCAATCTCAACACAAGGATTAGTTGTCATATCTTTATCATCAACAAAGAAGAATCCTGGTTCTCCAAATTGCTTTATTGACCCCATAAGAGCTGCAAACTGCTCTCTAGTAATCTCATCACGGACGATAACAGCGGAATTATTACTGCGACCGCGCTGAGGATTATCAATATACCAGTTGCCAGTTTTAGCGGCAGCCATCTCGTTATCATTGGAGGAGAAAAGACAAATCGTAGCACTTCTACGGACACCCCCAGATAAAACAGCATCAGCAGCGTGCATAACAATGTCGTATACATGAATAGGCCTTAATGTTGTGGTTTTCTCACTAAGTGTAAGTCCTGTTAATATATATTCAATTCTGTCTAAAGAACGACGAAGAGGTTCTGGGCCTGGTGCCTTAAACCCACCAGAAATTTTTGCACCCTTTGGTCTAATATTAGAAAGATCTAGTGCAACTTTACGGCCTGCATATTCTGGATACTTGCCGCCATTTTCAAAGAAGGATGACATAAGAACATCTAGTGCTGTCGCCCATCCTTCAATTGAGTCTTCTACTACGTGAACTTTAGGTGCTTTAGTACGGTGGATAATTTTAGGTAGTTTATCAATATGATGCTTTTGAACGGAGAAACCGGCACCAGCACCACAAAGAAGAATATAGAATACTTCACCGAAGAATGCAGGACGGTCTGCATAAGAAGAGGTACAATTATACATACGCATCTGATGCTTTAGGAGTTGATCACCACCAAATTGTAGAGAACGCTGTGCACCAAGAACTAATTTCTGTTTATAAGCTGTTGTTGCTTCGTCAATATATGTCATTAACTTAGATGACATTTTGTCTGCATAAAATCCCATATGCATTTTAATAACACGATCTACTGCTTCATTCCAAGTTTCGTATCTTCCTTCATTCTCAATATATCTTGCATACCCTTCATAAAACTTGGCATCAGATAAAAGTTTTTTAGCGTCTCTATAAGTAGTCATGTTATTATACCTCTTTTTCTTGTTCTTTTTTCTTTATTGTAAACGTACCGTCTTTATTATCATTCCATTCAAGTTCATCATCAACCGTCCATCCTAAAGCAGCAATATCAGCTAACATATCGTCTGGAATAGGAAAATAGTAGTCACCTTCCCTAATATCAAATTGAATTTGTACTGTGAAATTTTTCATACTTTTCTCCATTGTTGAAGCATTATCTTTGCAGTTAATCCTTCAAATGTATTAGCGTCAATAATATGCTGGACTGCTGGGCCAGTAAGATCAGCTTTTAATATCATATCGTTGATGTCTTTTTCCTCGATATTAGATGGCCAAATACATACTTTGTATCCTTGATCAATAGCTTTCTCAATTTTCTTTACAATTTCTTTGTTACGTGGTTCATTATCATATATAACAACTATTTTATCTCTATCTGCTACATTGGCTAATATAACATCAGAACCTGCCATTGCAATACAGTTATCAAGGAAAAGACTATCGATTGGACCTTCAACTACATAAACCCTTTTAGATTTATCAATAGAATCTAGTCCAAATAACTTTTCCTTTGTATCATCGAATATTACTGTAGAATATCGTAAATTGGATACTTTACTAATGGAACGACCTGTACAACCAAATACGTATCCTTTAGCATCTATGAAGGGAAATACAATACGAGGCTCATCTAACTTAAGAGCCTTGTCATTGAACTTCTCTGGTAGTATATTATTTACCCAGTGATAGTATGTATGGGAATAATAAATTTGAAAATGCGCATTAGAAGGAATACGCCTGTCAACTATGTACTTTTTTGCTGGATGTTCCGGTTTTAACTGTGAAATCTTACGTAATTCTTTAAAAGGTTCGAAGTGATCAACCCTTCTGGTAGAGAATTTTTCGATAGCAGGTATAAATTTTTCATCTGACTCAGAACCACCAGTCTCTTTAAGAGTTTCAAGTCTATACTCGGTATATAGTACTGGATTAAGCGTTTTAATAAATTTACTAAGAGATGTACTGTAACCACAATTAAAGCATTTCATATTAATACGGCCAGAATGCTCGTATAAATGACCTCTAGTCTTAAATTTACTAGATTGTGAGTCTCCGCATATAGGGCAACGAAATTGAGCAATATAAGGTTTTGTTTTCTTTACCTTAAATTGCTCAAGCTGTGTACCGATAAGTGAAGCAAACTTCTGATCTAACCATAGTAAATTCATAACTCTATACCCTTTAATGGAACAAGTTATTATAATATAGTTAGAATAATAATCAACAGTTATTTTTTATCGTTTATAGTTTTTTCTGCTTCTGTATAGAATTTACGAACTGCTTCTGCTGAATTCTTACAGGCAACGTTGTTTCTTTGAAGTTTTAATAATAACTTACCGACTTGTTCATCAGTAAGAGTATCTGCTTTAGGGAATTTTGTAACAGTAGGGCAATCATAAAGACTATCTGGTGCCTTTACTAATTTATATTCAGGAGTCAAAAGACTTACAGTTTGATTGCAACCTGCTAATAGTAAAGAAGAAAGTAATAAAAGTTTTTTCATTTTTTCATACCATAAATTTCGTTCAATTGTGTAATAATACTTTTCAAATATACTGAAGATGGTCTTTGCTCGTCTGGTGCTTCATCTATTGCTTTTCTTTCAATAGCCTTAAGATTGTTGGTAGTATCTTGTTTTTGATGATTAACATCATTTGCTATATCAATTGCATCATTAGAAAGAGTAATTGTTTTTTGTACAAATTCTTCTTCTTTCTTTTGATATATTTGTTGTTGCATAGTATTATATGCATTTGTAGCAGATGTTATTATACTCTGATCGTGCATATAAAGCCAACCATAAAATACCCCAATTAAAGAACCTATAATAGTAATAATTAAACCAAATCTAGTAAATAGAAAAAATCTCAATATAATCATTTTTTACCCTAATGACAATGCTTTATCTTTTTTAGTTCTATCATAATCTGATAGTTTATCTAGATAACCAGAATTACGTAGTTCTTTGAATACCAAATTACCAAAAGCAAACTCACCACCTTGTGCGATAGAGTCGCCTCTCATAGTTTTAATTCTATCTTTAAGAGTATCTATAGCATCTGAATCTGCTTGTTGATCAATTAACTTATCAATCATATCTTTATAGAAATCTACTTTATCCTGCAAATTAGGATCAGATTCAAAATCAAGATTTAAATATTTTGGTTCTTGCATCCAGTAATTACCGCTTACTGAATAAACACCTTGACCTGAATGTGGTTGATCATTAATATCTTGAGCATATAACTCTACAGGATAACCATATATGTTAATATCACCGTGTGTTAATGTCCATAGAATTTTTTTATCTTGTAGATACTCATCAACAAAAGCACGGTCAATCATACTACCGTTAAATTCGCCTCTGTTAATAATAAGGTGTAGATCTAAATCTGATTGAGGTGTATAATTATAGTTTGCATTACCGCCTGTCAATATTATATTGACTACAGTGTCTGGGTGAATCTTTGCAAACTCTCTCCATGCCTCAGCAATCTGTAATAGTTTACCTCTTACTTCTGATTTTAACTCTGCTCCATCCCATATCTTAGGATTAAGAACATCATGATACTCTAATGTAGTGTCTTCTTTGAATTTAGAGAATACTTTTATTTTTTTAGTTATTTTGTTTAATTTAGGTTCTTGCTTAGCATTTTTTTCTTTATAGTCATCACGGAATACTTTTTCAATATAATGTGATTCAGCTTCCTTCATAGAAAGAGCGCCTATAATTCCGCGCTTCATTTTCTTAGTATCTTCTATATTTTTTTTCTTATATTTGTTGTTTATAGATACAGGAGGAAAACCTTTTGCTGAACCTGGTGGTTGACCTATACCAGCAATATCACCTGACGCAACATTATTAACAGGAGCAGCAGCTACAGCACCTTCTTCTGAAATATCTTTAATTTTGTTGTAGTAGTAGTTAAATTGCTCTTCTAAATCAATATCCTCGACGCTTTCACGGATAGGTTTAGAATTGAGAAGAACTAAAGTAGCAGCTACAGTACCTAATCTAGAACTACCACCAGGAATCTTAGCAATTAATTTTTTAAGATTGATAATCATAACATCAAATAAACCACAAGCTTTTGTTTCTTGTGGAGTAAACTGAGTTCTTGCTTTTAAAAAATTACCTTTATCATCAATTAAATGCATTTTATATGCGGGTAGTTGATTAAAAGGTGTTGTTAGTTTTTTAATAAATTGATAAGTGAGTACTGTATCTACTAACATTTTTATATTTCTCTTAATTTTTTTAATATATTTAAATCTATGTCTATGTTATTTGTATATATTGTTTTATTTTCAATTCCAATATTTTCAACTTTAGCTGGTAGTAGATTTAAAAATACTAAAAATGGTTTAAGTTGTTTTTCCATTCCCTTGCATTTTAAAAACAACATTCTTATAGTAGCTTCAGCACCAAATACATTATAAAGTACAATAATATGATTTAATATTAATCTTTCTTTTAAATCATCTTCTTCAAGGTATCTATTCAATAATCTTTTAATATACTTGAATCTTTTCATATCATCATAAAATTCAATGGTATCATAACATTGAGGATTATCATAATGTTTCGCTGCGTATAATAAAAAATTTGATTCGTCGAGTTTATCCATTGTACTCTATTTTTGTTATTATTAAAATTATTTATAACCCGAACACGTTTCTATGTGCACCATAATTTTGTAATATTTGCGTCTGCGTAAGCTTAGAAGTATATAAAAACATATTTGCAATATAACCAAACGGTTGCGTTCCACCAAAGCTTGAACCAACGTTACCTATGATATTGTGAGCGTTACCTGCAGATGTTTGTGCTGTGACTGTTCCTACGTACTGACCGTTTATATAAAATGACTGTCCTGAACTGTCACCGGTTACAGCCCATTGAGCCCATTTATTAGCCAGGCCGGCTACATTATATCCGCACGGATAAAATATTGATACTGAGTTATCCCACATACCTAAGTCGTTGGTTCCTGTGTTAATTAAAATAGGATGGTCGTTTGGGCTGGTTCTAAATAAAGTCCTAAAAGTTGCCGTACTGGCAATCATTCTAGCCCATGCTATATATGTAAAGCCTGATGTAGGTAGAGTTGGACCTATAGATGCTGCAGATATTGCATTGTAAGTGCTAGGATTAGAACAATCCCAACATTTAACACCACTTAATGTAGTGAATTGAGAAGCATTTTGTAAATTCTGCGTGCGACCATTTCCTGATAAATCTGTAATGGTTGTTCCACTACCAGGATAACTCGATGAGTTATTTGCATCAATCCAGATAGCAAGATTTTGATTTACAATATAAGAATCTGCTACTGTAATACCTTTTAGTGTTACACCTTGTATAATCATAAATTATCCTATAAAGGCTACTGACCAATTATCATTAGCATCAAAGTTTATTGTTCCCAATGTTACCTTGAGCACAAGAGTATCTCCCACGGCTAATTTAGCTATTGTGCTAACACCAAAGTGATTAACTGAAGGATTAGGGCCAATTTCCCACATAACTTGATTAGCCTGGCTGCCTAGACCATTATTCTTGACAACAGTTATTTGTGCCTGGCCTGATGAATTACTTGTTATACGAGCTACAAGATGTATGTTGTATAGTCCTGCGATTGGAGCAGTAAATATCCCGGTTGAAGTATTTAATGCTGAACCTTGATTATAATCAACAGCAAAATTGTTGATGTTTAGAATACCATTGCCGTTTTGTGTAGTCGACAAGTTACTCATTGTACCCGAACCGTAAACACGGAAAGCAGGGCGATTTTGCATAATAATATTACCGCCAACGGTAATAGTACCTCCGACAGATAAGTTAGCACTGACACCAGGTAATACTATATCACCATTAGCAGGCATTGTAAATGTGCTGGTGTTATCGAAAACATAAGAATAGTTACCGGCTATTAACGTAACATTAGCCTGGGAACCCACTATATTAGCTTGCTGGGTTACATTAAGGTTTGTTAAAAGAGATCCATCACCAATAAACTTACCAGATGTAGATGTTACATTCCCTGTAACAGTTAAGTTAGTTAGTGTGCCTACCGAAGTTAAATTAGAGTTTTTAACTGTGTTACTTAATGTATTACCTGTTAAAGTTGCTGCATTAGAAGTAGCAGTAGCGTTTGACCAATATAATCCGTTTGTACTATTTGTTGTCAATACTTGACCAGAAGTACCAAATGAGTTATTTGCATTTATACTTGTTAAATAAACAGCATTACTAAAAGTAGTTGGATTTAAGAATGTTTGATTTGCTGACCAAGAATAAGAATAGTTATTATTAAACGCTGTGTATTGAGTAGAAGTATCAGGGAATGATAATGATCCGTTAGAATTAAATACCCATGTATTTGAATCTGCCGCTACACTTAATGCGGCAGTTGCGGCAGGTAAATAAGTAGGATCATTAAATGTTAATGGATAATCTATACTTGAATAGTAACTAGGGAAACCACTAACTCTGTAAGTAAAGCTACCTCCGCCTAAATTTACAACTTGGGTTGCAGTAATTAATTGTGGTGCAATAACATCAGAAGAATTTATAATCCATCCAGCTTGAATATTAGTATATGGAGCTGCATTTGGAAGATCTACCCATGTATTAGTGTCTGGACCATCAACAATATCAGACTGTAAAACTGTGATTGGCGCATTACCTATAGATGCTACACTAGAAGATTTAATATAAGAACCTATAGGTTGGTTTAGGTTACCTGAATAATCAAAATTCCATAGATATGCACTTCCAATTACTACGTTACCTGTGCCAGAAATATTTTGCAAGGTGTCGTTGTTGGTACCACCGACTTGTAAATTTCCAAGACTTGACCCGCTACCTGAAGAACCGGTATAACCTATTTCACCTTGAGAACCGGTATATCCTCCAGGACCCATGTCTAATAAAGTACTATTAATTCTTAAAGAGTTGCCAGACCCAGTAGTAAGTGCAACACTATCAATATAGACTGCATTACTAGAAACGTAAAGTTCATTCCACTGAAATGTAGAATTACCTAAGCTAAATGCATTTGCTTGAGAAGGAATAAAATTAGTATTTGCAATAATAGTACTATCAGTAATAGTTAACTTTAAATCTTCTGCATTAGTATTACCAGCAAAAAATTTAATAGAAGTATTGCCGGTTGATGTGCCTAAAAGAAGATTTGTGTTACCTGTATAAACATATGCATCATTAGGACCAAATAATGTAAATTCTGCATTAGAATAAGTTGAGCTATCAATACCTAAATCAATAAATGGACCATTACCTACAGTATAATCAGCTGTATCAGAATAAACTACAATATCTCCAGATGCGTTATTACCTGAATTTGAATTTTTAACTACAACTTGTGTGTAGGCATTAGCACTAGTAATAAATGACGGGACACCAGTTTGTGACCCAATATGTCTATAAACATTCCCATCGTGAATCCAAGATTGCATATCTCCGCGATTTGCAATAATATAGGATTCTACAAATTGACCTGTTTCTGGATTTTCTAGATAACGATGTGTTGGTTGATCTGTAGTTACAGTAACATACTTAACACCAACTACACCTGTTAAATTTTTAATATTATATTCTTTACCTTGTGGTGGTGAAGATGGTAAAATAACTGTTATAGAACCTGGATCATTTGGATCACAGAAAATATAATTATCTGTATTTGATGCAGTGTAAGTTGTAGTATAATTTTCTATTATAAGTGAATCGATACCCGGGTTAAACAACCAAGAAGAGGAACCATTTCCAGATGATACTAATACTTGACCA